CATAGAAGTTGTCCGCCGCTTCGCGCACGTATCCAGCCACGCGCTTTTCGATGACGGCCAGCGCCTCTTCCGAAATAGCCTCTTCCGGGGATGGCGACGCGAAGCTGTCGTCCACGACGGGTCCATCGGACGCTACGTCTGACCCATTACCTTCACCCACTTCTCACCCTCCTCAATCCCAGGAGACACAACCGATCAGGCGCGCTCCATGTGAGGAGAGATTACGAGACGTAATCGTGCTTTGCAAGCGGAAATTACGTCGTGTAACCGATTTAGGCCCACGGCTCGGCTTGGTGGCGACTCGTCACCGGGTCAGGGGGTGGGGGAGCAGACCGCCTTTACGTCGCGGGCCATCGTCCAATCGTTCTCTTCCAAGGCCCGCTTGATAGCGTCATCGCAGCGCCCGGCGATCACGAGCTGCTTGACCTCATCGCGTTCGGCTCGGAGCCGCTGCCAGCCAGCGGAGGACTTGCCCATGCAGGCGAGCGTCAGAATGTCGAGGTAGCTGCAATGGACGTTGGGCGGGACGGTGTACGCCCCGCCAGACGGGCCGGTGGACGAGCCGTTGTTATAGCACGTCTGCCCGGCTGGCGGATATGATGGGTTGTTGGGATAGCAGACCTCATCGGCGGCGGCGGTAGTGACCAGGCATCCAGCGAGCAGCGCCGCCCAGCCGATCCGCGCCATCATCTCTTTCCCGCCCTGGTTCTCGCGAGGGCTTCGATAGCGGTCGCGATTGCTTCTTGCTGAGCCGGGGAGACGCCACGCATGACCTTGAGCGCTCTCACCATGGGCTCGGTAGGCGGCGGCTCGTCCTTGGCCTCGTAGGGCTCGCCCTTCCCCAGCAAGAGCCATTCCCAGCGGACCTTGAAGCGATTGGCGAAGTGCATCGCCTGCTGATGGTCCATCTGCGAGTGCTTGGAGCTGTCGGGCCGGCGCTCGTAGGCCGAATAGGTATTGGGGCGCATCCCAACGTGGACCGCGCCGTCCTTCACGGTCTCGAACCGTTGAGAGCGCGCCCAGCGTAGGCGCTCCCACGGCTCGCTCAGACCTCGCCAGCGCTCATCAGCCATGCAGGGCAGGTTACGCCCTGTCACATTACGCGGCGCAATTTCGTTTGACGAAGGTCGGTTACGTGTCGTAATCTCTACCAGATGGAAAAGCGAACGACGAACTTCATCGCTGAGTGCGGCGATCACGTCATCGCCGACGCCCTCGGGGTCGAGATCGGCCGTGTGCGCGTGTGGAAGCATCGCAACCGCATCCCCCGCGAAGTCTGGCCCGAGTTGGTTCAAGCCTTTCCCGACGTGACGCTCGAAAAGCTCATGGAGCTGGAGCGTGCCGCATGACCCGCCACACCCTCTACTTGGGCTTGGGTTTCGCTGCGGCCCTCTTGCCGGCCTCGATAATCGCCGCGTCCAGGTTCGTAAAAAGATGCTGCGCTTCCGCCGGCAACAGGAAGGCAGAGAAGATCGGCACCCGCTCGAAATTCTCTTCCCGGCCGACTGCACGCTCTCCGAAGAGCGTCAGGAATATGCCCGACCCATCGGCGGTCGCCCCGGTCATGCTCTCCGCGATGAAGACCGTTGGCGGCCCCTTTCCGGGCAACGAGGCTCGCGGTTCTTGGTGCTCGTCCCCCAATCTCACCTCCCCGAATTGCGCGGGCCAGTTCCGTCATGGCTGGCCCGACTTCGACTCTGCACAACCAGAGGCGGGCGCCTAGATGCACGACTGGCCACCTTGCCAGATCGTCACGCCTGGGGAGCCCTGGGACATCGTGGGGCGGTGGCTGCGTGGTCTGTGGGGCAAGCCCGCGCCGGCGGCTCCTGAGCCGCCCCAGCGCCGTTCTACGGGCGGCCCAGGCGACATTATCCCGATCGCGAACCTGCCATCCGCCTACAACGCGGCCGGGGTGGCCAACCTCTACGCTCAGCAGATGGCCAACTATCAAAACTCCGGTCTCCAGCAGTGGGGCGGGCCCTGAATGCCCTACTCCCCCAGGAAATCCGGCATCCTTCTCAGCCACCAGGAGTGCGCTTCCGCTTTTGCGCTGTGCCTGCCTCTGACGAGCGGGATCGGAGCCTCGGGGTCCAGGTCGACGGCGACCATCCGCAGGAACGCATCTCGTTCGCGGCGGGACCGTCCTTTCAGCTTCGCGCCCACGACCGCGAGCAACAGCTCTTCCATCGCATCGAGCGACAAACCCATACGCTTCCACCCCGACGACTGCGCCCCTCAGCCAGGGCAGTGCTACGGGTCTGAAACAAACGTTACAACCAGACAAAATGGTGAACGCGCGGGAATCTTGTCGCACCCCGCGGGCAGGTTGCGTTTCTCGCGTGGCGTACGTCATTCCGCGTGCCTACCGCCCCCCCATGGCACGCTGAAGCGCGGGGGACGACCCCAAGCGTTCCCCGCGCACCCCTTCCGGGGGGTGGCATGATCGCGGCCCTCTACGTCGAAACCGGCGGCTGTTACTTCGGGCAACCCGGTGTTGATCCGTGGGACGAAGCCCGCGACGCGCGCCGGTATCGTGGCCCGCATCCGGTCGTGGCGCACCCGCCCTGCCAGCGCTGGGGACGGTTCTGGCACGGCTCTACGCGGAAGCCGCATCAGTACCGGCTCGGGGACGATGGCGGCTGTTTCGATGCTGCGCTGGCATCCGTGCGCCAATGGGGCGGTGTGTTGGAGCATCCGGCCGACAGCCGCGCCTGGCAGCACTTCGGCCTTGCCCGCCCCCCTCGTACAGGCGGCTGGGTCCGCGCCGACGACTTCGGTTGGACGTGCTACATTGAGCAGGGCTTCTACGGCCACGCCTCGCGCAAGCCCACATGGCTCTATGCCTGTGGCGTCGATCTTCCTGAACTGCATTGGGGCCGCGGCGAGCAGCGCATCCCTGAATGGATGATCGATCGCTACGGCTACGAGAAGGCCCGGCGCATCGGTGTGGTCGCCATGGTCGGCGGCAAGAACAAGACGATCATCCGCAACGCAACTCCGGTCCCGTTCCGCGATCTTCTGATCAGCATCGCGCGCACGGTCCAGGTAAACGAGAGCCAGGCGCGCCAACGCCCAGCCCTCTCGTCCTCCGAGCAACATAGCACTTCTCAGGTTCCGCTCGGCTGCTTTCGCGTACTCGATCCGTCCAACCTCCATCTGCCTGACTCCCGTCTGAGGTCCCCACAATGGCTTTGACGGCAGCGGAAATCATGACGGATGGCGGGCAGATTTTGCCTCTGGCGCGCGATATTCGGGATGCACTCTCCACATACGCGCGCCGAACGTGGCCGAGAGACACCGCGAAGCACGCAGCTCGCGCATGGAAAATCCCCAAGGACACGGCGGCGAACATCCTGAAGGGCCACGCCTCTGCGGCGACCCTGACGCATGTGCTCCGCGAGGGTGGTTGGGGTTTGGCGCACGCCGTCGTCGGGGCGGTGATCGGCCAATCATTCGAAGGCTGGCTCAATGAAGAACGCGGACGGATCGCCCGGGAAAGACGCCACGCGGAAGACCAGGAGCGGCGCTTGGTGGCGCTGGCCGGTCGCGTTCGTTCTTGGGCTGCTCCTGTTGATGATCTGTCCGATCGCCTGGCTGAGCCGGCGGATCACCAACGCCAATCTGATCGTGCTCGAGCTGCTGGCCGATTGGATCGAGGAGCTGACTAGCAACTGACACCGGGCAATCTGGCGCGCCCGCTGACAGCGCCAGGGGTAGGGGCGTCAAGTGTTGCACTGGACAGCGCTATTCAGCTTGTTCTCGGGGGCCTTCGGGCTGGGCGTCGCCACGATCCGTGCCGTGGGCGGTGATCGTGTTCGTTGGTGGGAATTTGCGCTGATGCTTCCCGCCGTCGTGAGCGGGATCGCCTGGTCATGATCCGCCTCCTGACGAACTGGCTCACCAACCCAGCCCAAAAGGCCAGGGACAGAGCCCAAGCCGCCCGTGAACGCCTCCAAGAGGCCCGCAGGCGGGGAGACACTAGAGACCAGCGATACTGGCTCAATGTCCTTCAGGAAGCCCGACACGACGATCTGAGGGCGTGCAGGGCGATCGGGTGGAGGGGGCGATGAGCACCTATCGCGATGGCCCCTTCGTCTGGCGTCGGGGCGGCTGGGTTCCAACCTTCACCTGGGAGTACGCGACCCGCCAACGTCTCGCATGGCTCTACGGAGACGCAGACGAACGGATCGCCAAGAACGAACCTGACGTAGCCGCCTGGCGCAACCTCGGTAAGCGGAGGGCGGCATGAGCGACCTGGACGAGTTCGAGGAACTGCAAAAGGTCTTCCGCGGCGACGCAATCGTTGAGGACGGCCGAGCCTGCAACGGACGCGGTGAGCGCACCCGCAAAGCCTGGAAGCGCGCTGGCGTCAAAGCCCGCATCGCCTCCATGCGCTCAGTCCTGAACCGCGAGGAGCTGCACACCCCAACCATACGCCGGTTCTCTTGGGAGGACACCCCATGACCTCCCTGGACCTCTACGCCGGCCCTGGACGCTCGCCAGCGCCTCCCCAGGAGGATTGGCCCACGGACTCCGTCACGGCGCGCACAGAGGCCGCGCTGGAGGCTATCGACGCCCTTCGCTGTCTCGTTGGTCCAATGCGAACGGCACACCTTCTCTATCAGGCCATTGGGGCGATGGAAGAATGACCGGCGTCCTCCGCGCTCACATGGCCGCTCAGGCAGCTTTCGCGCAGGCCATGTCCGCATGATCCTGAGCGCCGAAACCCTCCAGATGCTTTTCGACCTTCACATCCCCGGCGACAAGCTGGCGGCACTGCTGAAGGCAATCGATGCGGACGCTGAGGCTTTCCGCGCGCCGGCTGACATCGCGTTGGAACTGAGGCGCGAACAGGACCGCGAACGTCAGAAGCGCCTGCGAGAGAAAAAGCAACGTGACGCTCACGTGAGCCAACGTGAACAAACGTTGCCGTCACATGACAAGGATGCGCGCGACGCGCCCACGCGCCCACGCGTAGAGGATAACTCTTCTAGGATTATATCCCTGGAGGCTGCTGCTGATGTTGCTGAAACGCGCGAGCAGCCGAACGATTGGCCGAAAGGGGACGCCAAGCGCCACGCCGCAGAGTTGGTGGCCGAGATTGCCAGTCCCTGGCTCGATCCGAACAAATCTCTCGACCTGAACACGACCACGACTTGCCTAGCCGCCTGGAAGCGGGAGGGGGCAAGCTGGGTTCACGACGTAGTGCCGATCGTCGCCAAGCTCTGCCAGCGCAACGGCAGGCCGGTGAAATCGTGGAAGTTTTTCAACGACGCGATTGCCCAGAGCATCGCTGACAGCCGCGCCGCGCTGGTCATCCCGCTGTCCAGTCGCGTCCGACAGACCGGCCCGCCGAGCTTGGTGGATCGCATCGCCGAGGAGAACGCCGAAGCCCGCCGCAAGGCCATGAACCTGATGAAATCCAATGGCTAGCACTGACGAAATCATCGACACCCTGGACGCCCTGGCAACCCATTGCCGGCCTCCCGTGATGAGCACCGATGCGAAAGCCATGTGGCTGCGCGACTGGTGCGGGGACCTGCAATCGTTCCCGATCGAGAGCATCCGTGGCGCGGCTGGCGTGTGGCGCCAGAGCGGCCAGACGAAGTTCCCCACGCCTGGCCAATTCCTCCCGCTGGTGCGAGCTGCGGATCGTGCGCCGGCTCCGGTCACTCGGCCCGAGCCATGGGGTCCGATCACGGACGAAGCCTATCAGGCGTTGAGCCTGACCGACAAAATCTGGACGCACCAGAAGCTTGCCCATGAGGCCAACATGAAGGCCGCTCAGCTCTGGCGAGCGCTCCCAGAAACGCGAGCCGGCAACCCGCCGAGCTGGGTCAAGTTCGAGACCACAGAGCCCAGCGACTGGAAGGCATGGCGGCAACGTGAAGCCAACCACCTCGCTGAAGCCAAGCGGCTCTTGGTTGGTCTCAAGCAATCCAAGGAACGGGGGGCGGCATGAAGGAACCCAGAGAGCCCGGATATGCAGGCATCTGCATTGGCGGTCCGCGCGACGGACAATGGATTGAGTGCCAAAGCAACACTTATCAAGTGCCGTTCATCGCGTCGTTCCCAAACCGGTCATTCGGCGAACGCAGTGCCGAGGTGCGGTACGAGTATTACGGGTGGCACACCTTCGGAGACTGTCAGTTCTGGTGGGCGGCGGGGCGTGGCGAGGAGCCTACACCACGCAACCTCATACGGCGACTGTTCGATGGCTATCGCAAGCCGGTGATCGCGGAGACCACCCCATGAAGGAAGAAGTTGTGGTTCATACGGTGTCTGAACAGACCAGCGAGAGTGGACGCGAAGGCGCGCCACCAGACGAGGCCTTCATCATCGAAGACCCGGAATGGGTCATGACCTGGACGGCTGCAGAGCAGGAGCGCCACAACAAGCCGGCAGAGAAGCCCCGCTTCGAGGAGGAGCGGGGCCTGGCCGTGCTGCTTAACACTGAGGCGGTGTTCCTCAACGATCACTGGTGGAAAGACGACTGGCCGAAGGACGCGCGGCGGACGATCTCGCTGAACGTCAACTGCAACGACGTGTTCGCATGGGGCTGCGCCGACGCCGAAGAGATGACATACGCGGACATCGAGGATGTCTATCAGCACTGGAAGAAGGACCGCGTGAATGGGACGACCATCTGGTGCATCAAGCGCCGGAAAGAGTTGCCACAGCGTCCGGTCGCCAAATCCATTCAAGCCGGCGGCGTATGGGACTTGGATTCGCTGACGAATGAGTTCGGGCTGCGGCCGAACCACTACGACGGCGTGAGCGGCGTGTTCGCCGGCCGGAAGTATGCTGCCTACTGTGCTTGGATGGCATCGCTCGGAAAGAAGGCCGTCAAGTGGACCGCCGATTGGTGGCAGACCGGATGGAAGCCATTCACTGAGGCGCACCCTGATTGGTGCGACGATGCTTGGAAAGCTGCCGACGATGCTGCGCGCGAAAAGTGGCAGATTGACAACGGCCATGCTGATGTTGGCGACGCGAAGCTGTCGTCCACGCTCGATACAGAAGACGCCCACCGTATGAACAATAATACTGATCGGACCACCCCATGACCATGCTGGAGAGACTCGCGAGGGAAGAGCATGAGGGCTTGCGTCGGGTGTATCCTGGCCCGTCCTACGCCCCAGCGCCTGCTTGGGAAAACATGGCGGAGAGTTATCGCGTCGGTCGCATCCTAGGTGTGCGCCTGCTCTTAGAAGCCCTCCGCAACCCGGATGAGGGGATGCTGGAGGCGATCGGCGTTGGGCCTGATGAGACCGGATACGCCGAATGGCTGTACAGAGCCTACTTCGACCACATCCTCAATGAAGAAGCGGAATGATCACAGCGCCTCCAAATCCTCGATCGTCATGGCTCCGCGCTCCATCAGCCGCAGGAGCAGCGCGACGCTACGAGGCACAGGAACGGCCCCGGTGGCCCAACGGCTCGGGGTCGACTTGTCGGTCTCCAGCAGACGCCCAAGGCGCGCCTGGGAGAGCCCGAGCGCGTCAAGGGTGGCGCGGTAGTCTTTCGAGGTCATGCGACGGGCCGATACTGCTCGACAAGTTCGAGCCCGTCACCTTCGATAACCTCGACCAGTGCGGCGCCCAAAGGGATCAGCGCCATCTTGGGCCAGTCACGCAAGCGCCCGTCTTTGCCATCGGTCGCGTGGCTGGCCCAAAAGCGCGCTCCGGCATGGGGACTATCCGGCCCCCATTGCCACAGGACGTTCAGCAGGAGGGCCACCTAAGCGGCCCTCGCTGCCAGGGTCTCGACCTGAGCACGGGCGACCCACCAGATGCGCTCCAGGTTGTTGAACCAGCTCAGTTCGGAACGAGTGTAGCCATACTTCGCGAAGGCGAGCAGTTCGGTGCGCTTCGCATTGCTGGCATTGGCGCAGGCGCGGCAGACCGCCGCCCAAGCTTGAACGGGGCGCTCGTTGCTCTCGCCGCGGATGATGCGGCCCTGAAGAGTGACGGCTTGTTGGTAGAAGCCTTCGGCGGTCATCTGCGTGCTCCGTTGATGTCCCCATCATACGCATTATGCGGAACGCGTCAACGATGACTTGTGACCTTTCTACGCATTTTGCGGAAATCCTCAATGAAGAAGCGGGGGCGGAATGACACCCATCTACGCGCTATACGTCCAACACGAACGCAAGGCTGCAGAGGAGCTCGCGGAAGCCGGCTTCGAAGCCTGGGCGCCAACCTACAAGCGCTTGCGCCAACCGAGCCAGAGAAGCCGCCAGATCGCCAGCCTAATCGAGGCTCCGCTCTATCCCGGCTACGTGTTCGCCAGGATTCCGCCTGAGCGCATCTCGCACGCCAAAGCCTGCGAGCGCGTGATCGGCATCGTCAGCAGCAACGGCTTTCCGGCTGTGATCCCCGAGGATGTATTCGGCGGTGTGGTGGCGCTGGTGCTCTCGGGTAGGCTGGACGAGCGCTTGCCCTGGACGAAAGCCAGGCCGCGCGGCGTGCGGCGTCGTGGGCTTTCGGCGCTCAACGAGTGGTTCGAACTGGTGGGCCAGAACCTGCGACAAGCAGCCTGAGCCATAGGGCTTGCGTTCCGAAACGAACGCCACCACAATATGCGGCGTTTATAGCCTGATCCGCTCACTGGCCTAGCCAGAAGATGCTTAGGGCGTGACAGCCCCATACACGGGGCAGAGCGAAGCTTTGCCCTAACAGACCGCGCACCGACAGGCCCTCACCCCCCCGACGCGATTCCTCCCCTAGGCGCGTCCCATTGAGCCAGTCGTGTGCGCGACCCATCAACTCAGCCTCTCAAGGAGCCACTATGGCAACCGTTGACCGAGTGTTCCTCAACAAGCGTGGCGACGTGACTGCGATCCGCTCCAAGGTCGCCGCGGGCGTCACCCTGACCATGGCGGCAGGCGCCACCACCACGCTCAGCTTCACGCCACCGGAGGGTTCGCGTGTCTCGGCGATCAAGTGGCACACCGCCACCACCTTCACCGGCTCCCCGACCAACATCTACCTGACCGTAGGCAAGACCGCCGGCGGACAGGACTACGTCGCCAACACCGACGTGAAGACCGCCACGGCCCCGACAGCGGCATCCCTGGTCGCCATTGCCGACTGGGCGTCCTGGCCCGTGCAGGCGATGTTCTGCACGCTCACGGCCAACGGCGGCACCAACCCGGCTGGAACCTGCGTGGTCGAAATCGACTACGCCCCCGCCAACCCGTAGGACCCGACACCATGGGCTTCTACGAAGGCAGTCCTAACGTCCCGCGCGAGGGCATGGTTGTGATGCTCAAGAGCGGAGGCCCGCCCATGACGATCACTCGCGTCAGCGGCAACCCCGAAATCGTTGAATGCAAGTGGTTCGACCCCAGCACGCGGGAACTCAGCACCGCTCTTTTTGACGTTCGCGCCCTCAGCCTGCGCCCAGACTGCGACGCGAAACACATCACCCGATCGGAGAAGCCCCATGGCCAAGAAGTCCAAGGGCAAGATGCCCCCGAAGTCGATGCCCAAGGGCAAGCCCGGCAAGGGTAAGTGCTAGGACGGCCTCAGTGCCGTTGAGTGCCGATGGCTGCGCCGAAAGGAACCAAACCGCCTGGCGGCTCTCGAAAGGGTCGCCCAAACAAGATCACGGCGGACATCAAAGCCCTCGCCCGAGAACATGGGGCAGCGGCGATTAAGGAACTCCTCCGCATCGCCACTGCGGCCGAGAACGACAGCACCCGCGTCGCGGCGATCAAGGAACTCCTCGACCGCGGCTATGGCAAGGCAACCCAGCCGATCAGCGGCGATGACGATGGCCCGCCTGTCCTGGTGGAGCTGAGGCGCACGATTGTCCGTCCTGGACATTCCAACCGCTGAAGTCTTCGAGCCGCTGCTAGCACCCGCCCGCTACAAGGGCGTGCATGGCGGTCGGGGATCTGGAAAGTCGCACTTCTTCGCCGGCCTGCTGGTTGAGGACAGCCTCTATCACAAGGGCTTGCGCTCGGTCTGCATCCGGGAAGTCCAAAAGACCCTGGCCCAATCGGCGAAGCTGCTGATCGAGGACAAGATCAGGGAGTACGGCCGGGCCTGCGACTTCCGCATATTCAACGACTGCATCGAAACGCCCGGCGACGGGATCGTGATCTTCAACGGGATGCAGGACCACACAGCGGAGTCGATCAAGTCGCTGGAGGGTTTCCACCGGGCCTGGGTCGAAGAGGCCCAGACGCTCACCGACCGCAGCCTGACGCTGCTTCGCCCGACCATCCGCGATGAGACCTCGGAGATTTGGGCGAGCTGGAACCCGAGGCGCAAGGTCGATGCGATCGACAAGTTCCTACGCCACAACGCGCCGCAAGACGCGACGGTGATCCAGGCCAACTGGCGAGACAATCCCTGGTTTCCGAAGGTGCTCGAAGCCGAGCGCCTACACGACCTGGAGCACTACCCCGACAGATACGACCACATCTGGGAGGGCGACTACGTCAAGGTGTTCGAAGGAGCCTACTTCGCCAAGCAGCTTGCCGAGTGCAGGCGCGAAAACCGCATCGGCAAGGTTGCCGCTGACCCGCTCCTCCCGCGCAAAGCCTTCTTCGATATCGGGGGCTCTGGCGCAACGGCCGACGCCAACGCGATCTGGATCGTCCAGTTCGTCGACCGCGAAATCCGGGTGCTCGACTACATCGAAGGCCAGGGCCAGGTCCTGGGCTACTACGCCGCGGAGCTGAGAAAGCGCGGCCACGGCGACGTTCAAATCCACCTGCCCCACGACGGGGTCAACGAGAACAACCTCACCGGCAAGCGCTACGAGGACCATTGGCGCGAAGCCGGCTTCGACGTTCAGGTCATCAAGAACCAGGGCAAGGGCGCGGCGATGATGCGGATCGAGGCGGTCAGACGCCTCCTGCCGCGCATCTGGTTCAACGAGGCCACCACGGAAGCGGGCAGGGACGCCCTCGGCTCCTACCACGAGCGCAAGGACGACGAGCGCAACGTGGGCCTCGGCCCCGAGCACGACTGGTCAAGCCATGCCGCCGACGCCTTCGGGCTGATGTGCGTCGCCTACGAAGAGCCGCGCAAGAAACACGAGCGGCTGGAAATCCCGAACTACGGAGCGGTGTGAATGGACCTCACCTTTCTTGACGAGGACTTGATCAATGCCCGCCCCGTCTCCGAAGACGACGGGCTTCCGGTCGCGCCGATCAGCATCGATCAGAGTACGCCAGGCGTCTCGAACGGCGTGGTGTTGCTGCCTCCCTATGGCGGGGCGGTCGTTCCGTTCGGGGTTTCGTCCGGCAATGCCGCCAACGCCATCGCCACGGCCACTGCGCCGGCCACTGGCGGCAAGCGGTTCTACCTGACGCACCTGAACGTCACGGCCAGCGGGGCGACCTCGGGCCTGGCTGTGGCGCCCACGGTGACGGGCCTGGTGGGCGGAACGCGGACCTTCGCCTTTGTCTACCCGGCCGGCGTGCTGGTGCAGTCCCAGCCCCTCGCGCTCAGTTTCAACCCACCGATCCCCTCGACCATCAACACCGCTGTCGTCGGCACACTCCCCGCTTCCGGTTCTGGGGGAACCAACGCCGCTATCAACCTGGAAGGATTCTACCTGTGAGGCTCATCACTGGAAACAATGTGGCTGGCGGCCTCGGCGACGGCCAGGGCATCGATCAGCGCGCGACCCGCATGGGCGCCCTCGTGGCGGACACCCTGGGCGGGCGCTATCAGGAGCTCGCCTCTCGCGGCAAGCTGTTCGTGGCCCATGCCATCGTCACCGCCCCGGTGATCTACTCCACCGCGGCCGGCACGGGTGGCCCGCTGCTCTACAACGGCGCGACGACCACGAATGCGGTCCTGCTCGGCGTCGGCTTCGGCGTGACGACCGTGACCACGGTTGCCGCGGCCCTGGGCATCACGGGCGGCCCGACCACGGCCCCGTCGTCCACCACGGCGATCGACTCGCGCTCGAACTGCCTGCTGGGCGGTGCGGCCTCGGGCGCCACGCCCTACCGCATCGGGACCGTCTCGGCGGCGGGGACGTTCTTCTTCCCGTTCGCGCATCTGCACACCGGCGCTCTGACCACGGACACCGCGGGCGTGCAGTGGTTCGACCTCGGCGGCATGTTCGTCGTGCCTCCGGGCTACTTCGCGAGCGTGGCGGCTTCGGCGACGGCGTCGACCACGGTCGCGTCCATCTCGATGCTCTACACGGAAGTGCCGGTCTAATCCGTGGACGAAGAGCCGTTCTCGATCTTCTACGGCTTCGGAAGCTGTTTCGATCTGCGGGACCAACCGCAGGTCGATACTTCCCGGCTGGATGGACTCCGGAGCGTCTCTTCCGCGGCGCGGCGGGCCTTGTGCAAGCCGAAACCCCCGAAGCCGGGGCAGCCCATCGGCTATCGGCACGTCAGGCGCTAGATGGCGCTGAGTGACACCGAACTGCTGAGGATCGTGGGCGAGGAGCGCAAACGCTCCATCGGCTTCGATCAGACGCAAGAGCTGCGAGACGAGCGCGAAAAGGCGCTCGACTACTACAAGGGCGTGATGGACGACGTTCCGTCCCTGCCCAACAGGTCCAAGGCGGTCTCCACCGATATCTCCGATGCGGTGGAGACCATCCTGCCCGATCTGGTGGAGATATTCACCGGCGGGGATGACGTGGCGACGTTCATCCCTCGGGGGCCTGAGGACGAAGAGGGCGCGCAACAGGAGACCGATTACACGAACTTCGTGGTGTTCCAGCAGAACGACGCGTTCCTGACGTTCTACACCCTGTTCAAGGACGCCCTGCTCACCAAGACCGGCGTGGTGAGCTACTGGCGCGAGGACTACGACGAAGAGACCGAGACGTTCACCGGGATTGATCAGCAGACCGCCGCGGCGCTCGCAAGCTCGGCCCAGGTCGTCAGCCAGGAAGAGGGCGAGGAGCCCGGAACCGTCAACGTGACGGTGAAGAAGCCCGGCAAACCGTCCAAGGTCTGCATCAAAGCCTGTGCGCCGGAGGATTTCACGGTCGCGCAAGACACCGTGGTTCTCAGCGAGGGGACCTATTGCGCGATGAGAGCCCGTCCGCGGGCTCAGAAGCTCAAGGCCGATGGCAACGACGCGGACATTGTCGACAAGCTGCCTCAGTACAGTTCGAACACCGATGACGAGACGCAGCAGGCCCGGGACGGAAGCGGGGAGCACACCGCTGGCCAGCAGAACGACGGCGCGACCCACGATCTGCGCCAGGTGGAAACCGTCACCCACTACATCCGCCTGGCGGACGACAACGGGACGCTTCAGCTCTGGAAGGTGATTACGGGCGATCAGGAGACGATCCTGATCGACAAGCAGAAGGTCAACCGCATCCAGATCGCGGCTCTGACGCCGTACATCGTCACGCACAGGTTCTACGGCCGGTCGATGGCGGACATGCTGTTCGACCTCCAGCGGATCAACACCGCGATCACCCGGGGGTATCTGGACAGCATCTATTTCGCGCTCAACCAGCGGATGGTTGTGAACATGCAGGCGGCGAACGAGTACACGATTTCCGATCTGCTTCGGAACGAACCCGGCGTACCGATTCGGGCGAAGTCGGGCGAGGCGGTTATGCCCGTCCAGGCCGGCGGAGCGGGCTTCAACGGGCTCGATGCCCTGGAGTTCTTCGCCACCAAGGTTGAGCAGCGCACCGGGATCGCCCGCAACGCTCAGGGGCTCAATCCGGACACGCTGCACGACACCGCGAAGGGCGCCCTGACCCTGATGAACGCGGCTCAGCGCCGGGTGAGGCTGATCGCCCGCATCTTCGCCGAGACCGGCATCAAGGATCTGTTCCTCGGTGTCCACGCCCTCCTGAGGGAAGGCCCGCAACAGCAGATCGTCAGCCGCCTCAGGGGCAAGTGGGTTCCGATCGACCCGACCAACTGGGGCGAGCGCGAGGACATGTCGATCGAGATCGGCATCGGGTCTGGAGGCAAGGACGCGGAGCTGATGTCCCTCGGCGCTCAGATGGGCGTGATGGAGAAGATCATCGAGGCCCAGGGCGGACCTCAGGGACCGATCGTCAAGGCCAAGAACATCTACGCCATGGCCAAGCGGTTCATGGAGAAATCGGGGAACAAGAGCCCGGAACTGTTCCTGAGCGACCCGGGCGATGCGGAAATCCCGCCCCCACCGGACCCGAACGCCCACAAGGCCCAGGAAGCGCAGATGACCTTGCAGCTCCAGGCGGCGAAGAACCAGGGCGACATGCAACTCCAGCAGGCCAAGGCGCAGTCGGACGCCCAGATCGCCGCGCAGAAGAACGCCAACGACCTCAACATCGCCACGGCTCAGATGCAGAACGAGCACAGCCTGAAGAGCCAGACGGCCCAGGCCGAGTTGGACATGAAATGGCAGATCGCCCAGGCCGAACTGGCGATGAAGCGCGAGATCGCGCAGCAGGAATTGGCGTCGAAGCACGCGCTCGCTCAACAGGGCATCGCGTCCAAGGCGGCGACGGACCAGGCCGGGATTGAGGCTCAGGTCCGTGTCGGCGGCGAGGCGGGCTGATGGACGACGAACAGATCATCCGCAAGGCCAACCGTGCGGCCATTGAGTACCTGGAGACGGAAGAAGCGTTCGCCGCGGTCAGGCAAGCCCTGATCAACAAGTGGGCGGGCTCGGAACTGGGCGCGTCGGCCGAACGCGAGCGCCTGTTCTTCTCCATCCAAAGCCTGGACGCCGTGCAGACCGCGCTCCGCGGCGTGATCGAGGACGGCAAGGTCGCCCGACACGTCGCCGATCTGCAAGCGCAGCTGAACCCGAGGTAACATGTCCGACGAATCCACCGGCTCCCTGAGCGTCGATGCTGCCGTGAACCTGCTTGCGTCTCCCGCTGAGGAGCCGAAGAAGCAGCCGGAAGCGTCCGCCGAGCCGCCCGAAGACCAGGGCTCACCCGCCGAGCCCGAAGACGCCAGCGAGGCCCCAGAGCCCGGCGATGGCGAGACTGCGGAAGCTCCGGAGCCGGCCGAGGCCCAAGCTCTTGAGCCCCCGCAATGGTGGGATGCGGAGGACAAGGCGCATTTCTCGACCCTGACGCCCGAGGCGCAAGCCGTCGTGCTGAAGAACGAGGAAAAGCGCGAAAGCGTCCTGCAAAAGGAGAAGGGCAGGGCTCTCGAAGCCCGCAAGGCCGCGGAAGCGGAGATCGCAGGTTTCCAGAACATCGTGTCTGGGCTCAACCAGTGGCTTCCCACGGCAGTAGAGCAGTTCAAGTCCCGTTGGGGCGACAACCCGGATTGGGGGGCCGCTGCCAGAGAGTACGGGGCGGAGCAGGCTCTGCAATGGCGCTCGGAGTACGAGCAGGAGCAGAAGACCCTTCACCAGGCGATCCAGAGCAAGCAGCTCGCCGAACAACAGGCCCATGCGCTGTTCATGCGTGAACGGACTGAGCAGTTGGTCAGCATCTGCCCCGATCTCTCTCCGGACAAGACCGGGGAGAAGGCGCTGGAAAACCAGACGGCGCTTTCACAGTACCTCCTCAAGGGGGGCGCACGACCGGATCGCGTGACCAAGATGGACGCTCTTGAGATGTCCATCGCCTGGAAGGCGTTCCAGTACGATCAGGGCAAGCAGGCCCTGGCCGCCCCCAAGCCCAAACCGCCGCCGCAGCGCAACGTCGCCCCCACGGGCTCGACCTCGCAGCGGTCAGAATCCATGCGCGCCCAAGACCTCCTCGGCAAGCTTTCCAAGACCGGGAAGCAGGAAGACGCCGTGGCCGTCCTGCTGGCGCGACAATCTCAAAGGAAATAGGCGATGACCGCCGCGACCAACAGCGTTACCACCCTCATCAACATCGGCAACCGGGAAGACCTGGAAGACGTGATCTATCGCGTCGCTCCGGAGAAGACCCCGTTCATCTCCAACATCGGCTCGTCCAAGGCCAACGCGGTCTACCACGAATGGCAGACCGAAACCCTGGCGACCCCGGTCTCCACCAACGCCCAGCTCGAAGGCGACGACATCGCGATCTCCGCGTATGACGCCGCCAACCTCACGACCCGCGTCGGCAACACCTGCCAGATCCTCCGCAAGACGTTCATCGTCGCGCGGACCGCGGAAATCGTGGAGAAGGCCGGGCGCGACTCGGAAATCGCCCGCCAGAAGGTGATCAAGGGCATCGAGCTGAAGCGCGACCTGGAGATGCGCGCCATCGGCAACTACTCGGCCGTGGCCGAATCCGGCGCCACCACCCGCAAGCTCGGCGGGGCGCTGGCCTGGATCGTCACCAACGACTCCCGCGGCGCCACCGGCACTGACGGTGGGTTCTCGGCCACGCCTGGGCCGACGCTGGCCGGCAACGGCACGCAGCGGACCTTCACCGAAGCGCTGGTCAAGGCGGCGATGTCGACCACGTTCAGCTCGGGCGGCACGCCGACCCAGGCGTACATGGGGCCGACCCACAAGCAGCAATTCTCGGCCTTCACCGGTATCGCCAACATCCGCAAGGATGCGGGCACGGGGATGGCCACGATTGTGGGCGCCGCCGATGTGTACGTGTCGGACTTCGGCAACCTGACCCTCATCCCGCACCCGTACGGCCTGACCCGCGACTGCCTGATCATCGATCCGGACATGTGGGGCATCGCCACGCTGGACGGAACGAAGGTCGCGCAGATGGCCAAGACCGGCGACGCCGAGAAGTACATGCTGACCATGGAGAAGACCCTGGTCTGCAAGAACGAGAAGTCCTCCACCGTCGTGGCGGACCTGACCTAAGGGCTTCGGCCCTGAACCCGGGCGGGGCGGCTGCGTCCCTCGGCGGTCCCGCCCGGACCTTCTCAAGGAACATCCATGACCGAAGAAGCCGTTGATCGGATGGCCGCGATGCGTGCTGCCAAGGCCAAGAAGGCCGAAGACATGAAGGCCGCGGAGGAAGCCGCCCCGGCCCTGCCGCCCGGCTACGTCTGGGCGCGCGTCCTGAAGAAGGGCCACGACAAGATTTCCACCGGCGAGCACATCGGCGGTCAGGGCGAACAGCATCATCCGTTCGGAACCATCTTCCAGGTTGAGCAGGCCATTGCCGAAGACCTCGAAGAGCGGGGCTACGCCGAAATCCAATGAGCTACGTTCCGCTGTTCACCTCCGAGCAGGGGGTGACGTGGCTTTGGCGAGACGATCCAGACGGCCCCGGCGCAACCGCTGTGGCCGTGCAGGACGTTGGCGGGCTGCTCGAGCAGAACAAGGCCATGTCGACCCACAACGACGGCTACACCCCGTCGCGGGAGATGCGCCGTGTCGCCTCCATCCCGGCGGTTATCCAGATGAAATGGATGATCGAAGAGGGCTGGGACTGCATGTCCAACGACCCGGGCTGTCAGAAGAAGCTCGCCGAGAAGCTGGACAGCAACGAGTACATGTACCTGAGGACGGCCCCGGGCCGGCTCGGGGATCACTACAAGCATAGCCGCAAATGACGCTCTCGACCTACACCGGGCTCCGGGATGCGATCGGGACCACGCTGGGACGGTCTGACCTGACCTCTTCCAACGATGTCACGGCGGACTTCATCACCCTGGCGGAAGCCGAGATCAACCGCCTGCTGAAGATCAGGCGCATGATCGGTCGCGCCTCGGCGACGATCAACCAGGAATATTCGACCGTCCCGAGCGACTTCGCGGCTCCACGGTCGATGAAGATCACCTCGGTAACGCCCACCGGAACCCTGGAATGGACCAGCCCGGAGGCCATGGCTGACGACAAGGCGCTGTGGAACACTTCCACCGGCCAGCCGACCAAGTACACCGTGGTCGGCAACGAGTTCGAGTACGACCCGGTCCCTGGCGGCGACTACACCGTCGCGCTGACCTACTACAAGCGGATCACGCCCCTAGCTGACGGGGTGAACTGGCTGCTGACAGCCTGGCCGGACATCTACCTGTTCGGAGCGTGCAAGCAGGCCGCCGCCTACCTTGACGACGGCCAGACCGAGGACCGCTTCGAGGGGAAGTTTCAGAAGGCCATCGCCCAGGCGCAAGCCGCTGACATCCACGAAAGCACCGGCGCCCGTTTGAGTGTCGGACAGCCGTTCGCGCCCTGATTTAGGAGGCGACAATCGCAGCGTTTAACAAGTTCGACAGTTTTGTCGAGGCGATGGCCGAGAAGGTCCACAACCTCGGCTCCGATACGCTGAAGATCGCGCTGACCAATTCGGCTCCGATCGCGTCCAACACTCAGCTTTCGAACATCACGCAGATCGCCAACGGCAACGGCTACACCACGGGCGGCTCTGCCGTGACGATCACGTCTTCGGCTCAGACCTCCGGAACCTACAAGCTGATCGGCAACGATCTGGTGTTCACCGCCTCAGGCTCCATGGGGCCGTTCCGGTATGCCGTTCTCTACAACGACACGGCCACCAACGACGAGCTGATCGGCTGGTGGGACTACGGGTCATCCCTGACCCTGGGGGCGTCGGAAACTTTCACGGTGGATCTGGACCAGGTTCAGGGCGTGTTGACCATTGCCTGACCGGGGTCGTCAGCGCCCGTTCGTCCGACCAGCCCTGCCTCAGGCGGTCGGAGAGCGTGCCGCGGTTCATCTTCAAGGTGTCCGCCCACTCGGCCAGTGTAGCCGTGCGCCCGTCGGGATGGCGCAGGATGTGGTTGCTGCGCTTGTTCCGCGCTTGTTCGATTGCGGTCGCCCAGCGGCAGTTGCCGGGACCATAACCCCGGTCGTTGTCGATGCGTTCCAGGCTAGTACCGGGCGGCTTTTCGCCCATGTCGGCCAAGAAAACGGCGAAGTCGCGCCAAGACTCGTCAACGGTGAACCCTCTTCCGCCGTAGTGAACGAATGCGCCGTGCTTGGGATTGGTGGAGCGCGCCCACATACCGGCCCAGGAGTAATAGGTCGGGGAAGCGCCCGCCGCCGCCGCGTGGCCGTGCTTCGTGCTTCTTGCCGCCAGTCCCTCCAGCTTGCGGCAACCGCAGGACTGAGAACGCCCGTCGCGGAGCACTATCCCGTTGATGACGCGCTCGACGCCACAAGCGCATCGACACCGCCACCGAGTGCCGCCAGCCGGGGAGTTTTCGGCCCGTGCGAGGACCGCCCAGCGGCCTACCGTTTGCCCAGTCAAGTCGATTGCTCTCATGACATTAACCTACGTCATAGAGCGCCTAAGGTCAACAAAATCAACGCGATGGTCGCGTGATGCCCCACACCCGCGACGCCATCGTCTACGACCCGAACACCCTGATCATGCAGATGATCATCATTCCCGATGATGACGACGAATTGCGCGATCCGGCCTTCAACCCCCCAGGCATGGCGCAACTGCACGTCGACCGTCTCGACGCTGATGCGCAAGACCCCCTGCCGAAGGTGGATGATCAGCCCGTCGCCGTGGCCAGAGCGATCATTGACCGGGCGGTTGCGGCTGCCGCAAGCCTCGGCGTGGCCCTCCGGCCAAGCGCGGAAGTCGCCGACGCAAAACCCGTGGATGCCTCGCCCGTAGACGACGCCGGAGCGCAAGAGGCCGTCCCCTGACCACGGTCGTTCTGACCTCCGGCACGTCGTTTTCCAAACCGGCGGGCTGGGATAACGCCAACAACAAGAGCTACGGTATTGCCGGCGGCGGCAAGGGCGGCGTCGGGCAGGCCTTCGGCGTTGCGGGGGGTGGCGGCGGCAGCGGCTCTTATGCCGAGGGCGTCAACGTCACGATCTCTGGCAGCGCGGCCTATCAGGTTGGCGTCGCCAAGACCACGACCGGAGCGGGGACGGTCAGTGATACTTCGGCGACGTGGTTCAATGGCACGGCCGCCAATGCAGCGTCGCTGGGCGCTCGCGGTGGCGGCGCTGGTGTTGCGGGAGCATCGGGGGGGACTGGCGGCGCGGCCGGCGTGTCAGTTGGCAATTCCGGCTCCAACCTGCGAGCCGGCTCCGCTGGCGGCCTTGGTGATCCGGCGGGCGGGACGGGCGGCGGCGGCGCTGGCGCTCCTGGCCCGAGCGCCGTGGGCGCGGTCGGCCAAGCCGGAGCCTCAGGCGGCCTTGGCGGTAGCGGCGATGGCGGTGCGGGCGGTGCGGGCGGCGCAACCGATACCGCTGGCAGCGCTGGCACGGAAATCAGCGGTGGCGCTGGCTCTGGCGGTGGGGGCGGCGGCGCGGCCAGCAGTGGCGGCGGCCAGGGCGGGGCCTATGGCGCGGGCGGCGGCGGTGGCGCGGCCTTTGCGACGACGGCCGGGGCTGGCGCTCAGGGAGTCATCATCGTCACCTACGTCTCGGGCCTCACGGCGGCCCAAGGCTCTTTCACCCTCACCGGCCGATCGGCAAACCTCCTCGTTGGACGCAGCCTGACCGCAGCCCGCGGCTCATTCGTCCTCACCGGCAAGGCCGCGAACTTCATCCGCACCCTTCGGTTTGCGGTTCAGACCGGCCTTTTCAACCTCAGCGGCTCTGACGCCGACCTCCTCGGGCTCTGGCGCGAGATTTCGCAGAACCCCGAGTTCTGGACGCCCATCGCCGACACCGACGAAACCTGGACGTGATGCATGGCTGACACCACCACCACTACCGAGGCTTTTACCAAGCCTGAAGTGAACGCCTCGGCGGACACTTGGGGAACGAAGCTCAACACCGATCTCGACCAGATCGACGCCGCGTTCGCCCTGCGTCCGAAGACCTTCAACGTCCGCGCCGTGATCGACGGCTCTGGCTCGGCCATCACGACCGGCGTCAAGGGCGATATCGAGTTCCCGTTCAACGCCACGATCACCGCGGTTCGTCTTCTCGCGGATCAGTCCGGATCGATCGCCATCGATCTCTGGAAGGACACCTACGCCAACTATCCGCCGACCATCGCGGACACCATCGTGTCGGCCACTCCGCCGACCATCACGACCGCCACCAAGGCGCAGGACTCGACCCTCTCCGGCTGGACGAAGACCATCACGGCGGGGGACATCATCCGTTACAACGTGAATAGCTGCACGGCGATCACCCGCTGCACGCTGATGATCACGGTCGCCACGCGGTAGGATGTACCTCCCGCTCGCTTTGCCCCCTGGGGTCTGGGCCAATGGCACGGACTACCAGACCAAGGGGCGCTACCGGACGCAGAACCTGACCCGCTGGTCCGCCGGCGCGCCTGGCTCGACGCTCCAGCCTATCGGGGCCTGGCGGGCGAAGACCGCGTCCACCGTGACCGGCAAGGCCAGGGCAATCCTGACCTGGAAGACCAATTCCTCCCTGACCTACGCGGCGATTGGAACCCACTCGCACCTCTACGCGATGAACCGGGCCGGGACGGTCTACGATATCACCCCGGTGGGCTTTGCCTCGGGCCGGGCCGACGCGGTGGCGGGCGGGGGCTACGGAACGTCGAGCTATGGCTCTGCCAGCTACGGCGCGCCTCGTCCGGATACGACCCTCGTTCAGGACGCCTCGGTGTGGGACCTGGACACCTGGGGCGAGGACCTCGTTGGCTGCATGGCCGACGATGGGGTCATCTACGAATGGGGCCTGAACACCGGAACCCCGGCCGCCGCCGTCTCCGGGGCTCCGACCGCCATCGGCATCCTGGTCACGGAAGAGGGATTCCTGTTCGCGCTCGGGGCCGACAGCGACTTCCGGACCATCGCCTGGAGCGATCAGCAGGACAACACGACCTGGACGCCCGATCCGACCAACCAGGCCCGGAATTTCCCGCTCCAGACCTTCGGCAAGATCATTTGTGGGCGGAGAGCCACCGGCGCGGTTCTGATCTTCACCGAAGTGGACGTATGGCGCGGGTCCTACGTCGGCCCCCCTCTGGTCTACGGCTTCGAACGCCTCGCTTCCGAATGCGGCATCGTCTCGAAGGGCGCCGCGCTCAACGCCGGGGGCAACTGCTACTGGATGGGGGCGGCGAATTTCTGGATCTACAACGGCTACGTCGAGCCGCTTCCGTGCGACGTGAACGATCGGGTGTTCCAGGACTTCAACCGCACCCAGGCATCCAAGGTCACGGGCTTTCACAACAGCGAATTTGGCGAGGTATGGTGGTTCTACCCCTCCGCCGCCAGTGTCGAGAACGACCGCTACGTCTTCTTCGACTACCGCCACAACCATTGGGGCGTCGGTGAGCTGAGCCGGCTGTCGATCACTGGACGAGGGGTGTTTCTCTACCCCCTGGCGGTCGATTCCAGCGGGAACATCTGGGAGCACGAGGTTTCCTCCGGGGGGACCTTCAGCGGAACCCAGCCCTACGCCCGCGGGGGGCCGATCGAGCTCGGCAACGGCGACAAGGTGTTCATGGCCCGGGAGCTCGTTCCGGACGAGCGCACGGCCGGCGACGCGACCGTGACCTTCTACGCCAAGTTCTGGCCGAACGGCGACGAAGAGACCATCGGCCCTTACGCGGCGGCCAATCCGATCGATGTCCGGTTCACCGCCCGTCAGGTGGAGGTGGAGTACATGTTCAGCGCCACCCCGACATCATCCCAGATCGGCGTTCCCCGGCTGGAAGTCGTTCCGAGGGGAAGCCGGTGAGGCTCGGCAAGCCTCCGGAAGCCTACAACCAGCTTGAGCAGGCTCGCCTGAGGGCCGCGCTGGAACAGGCCGACGCGCAGAACCTGAAGAAGGGCGCCGACATCCTCATGGGGGGATCGGAGCGGATCGTTCTCTACTCGCCCAACGGCACGGCCTACGCGCTCCAGGTGAACAACGCCGGGACGCTTTCCACGGCGGCTTATCCATGACCCCCGAAGAGTTCGAAGACGCCTGGGAACGGGCCTCCCCGTGGTTCGAGATTGCCCTGAGACACGGCGGCAACCTCTGGACGCTCGACGCGGTGAAGGCCGAAATCCTCGCCGGCCGGGCGCAGTTCTGGAGCAACGACACGGCCTCCGCCGTGACGCAGTTCGTCTATTCGCCGTCGGCCAAGACGCTCAGCTACTGGCTCCTGGGAGGGGACACCCAGGGGCTGCGCGACCTCCTTCCGCAGGCCGAGCGCTGGGGCATCGAGAACGACTGTCTCGTCTTCACCGGGACGGGCCGCCGGGGCTTTGAGCGCCGCTTCGGAAGCGCCGGCTACAAGGCCAGGGCCACCGTCTACGTCAAAGACCTTCGGCCGATGGTGGGGGCTATGATCCAATGAGCGCCAACGAATCCACCTCCTCCTCCCAGCAGCAGGCCACGTCCCAGCAGCAGCTTGATCCGCAGATCAAGCAACTCCTGCTCGGGAACGCCGGAACCGCCCAGCAGCTCGGCCAAACGCCGTTCCAGCCCTACACCGGGGAGCTGACGGCCCCGCTTACGCAGGCTCAGAACGACGCCGGCAACCTGTTCGCCCAGGCTCCGAACGCCGGAACGGGAGCGATCAACGCCGGGATCATGGCGGCCCAGAACGTCGCCAACGCCGCTCCTCCGAGCCTTAACGCCACCGGCTACAATCCGACGGGAGCGGGGGCCGCCGGTTACGGCCCGACCATGGGCAACACCGCCCTGGCTGGTTCGACAGGCTACGGCGCGAACCTGTTCAACCCCACGGGCTATCAGGGGCAGGGCTACAACGCCTTCAGCGTGACCCCGTCGAGCGCGGGTGCCGCCGGCTATGGCGCCGCTCGGACGGGCGCGGCTCAGGCCGGATCGCAAGGTTACGATCCCACCAGTGCAATGGCCGGGATTTCTGCGTCCCAGGGCTACGACGCCAGCCAGGCCGGGTCTGCCCAGGCCGGGTCTCAAGGCTACACCGCCAATCAGACCGGCTCGGCTCAAGCTGGCTCTACCGGCTACGGCGCGGCGATCTCGCAGGCGGGCCTGACCGGCTCGCAGGGCTATGACGCCGCCAGTGCGAACGCCGGCATTGCAGGCTCTCAGGGCTACGGGGCCACCCAAGCCGGGTCGCAGGGCTACCGCGCCCAGCAGTCGCAGGCGGCTCAGGCCGGCTCGCAGGGCTACCAGGCCACCAACGCGGGCTCCCAAGGCTATGGCGCCGCCAACGCCGGGGCGACGGGCTACACAGGGGCTCAAGCCGGGTCTCAAGGCTATACCGGGGCGCAGACCGGGGCGACGGGCTTTACGGGCGCTCAGACGGGCTCGCAGGGCTATACCGCCAACGGCTACACCGCCGGCAATATCGGCCCGTACTCGAACGCCAACGCCGCGTCGATCAACCCCGGCTCGGTCGGAGCGGTCAACGGCGGTCAGGTCTCTCAAAGCCAGATCGACAACTACCTCAATCCGTACACCTCGGATGTGGTCAACACGTCCCTGGCGGACCTCGAACGCCAGCGTCAGATCGAGCAAACCTACAACAACGCCAAAGCCACCGCCGCCCATGCTTTCGGGGGCACGGGCTCGGCGATCCTCGCGTCGCAGACCAACGACAACTATGCGCGCACGGCGGCGTCGACCGCGGCGCAACTGCGATCGAGCGGCTTCGACAACGCCGTCTCGAATGCCCAGCAGGACTTGGGCCGGTCCCTCACCGCCCAGCAGTCCAACCAGTCGGCAAACCTGAACGTCGCGAACGCGAATGCAGCGAACCAGCAGCAGGCGAACCTGTTCAACGCCGGGAACAGCTTCACGGCGGCCCAAGGCGACCAGGCGGCTCGCAACGCCGCAGCGCAGTACGGGGCCGAAGCGGGCAACCAGGCCAACCTGTTCGGGGCTCAGTCGGCGAACACTGCCGCCCTGGCCAACCAGGCGTCGACCAACTCGGCGAACCTCTTCAACGCCGGGGCCGCGAACACCGCGTCGCTGGCCAACCAGGCGTCGACCAATCAGGCGCTGCAATTCGGGGCGGGGGCCGCAAATACGGCCGCCTTGAGCAATCAGGCGTCGACCAACGCCGCCAATCAGTTCGGGGCTGGCGCGCTCAACACCGCCTCGCTGGCCAATCAGCAGGCGCAAAACACCGCCGGTCAGTTCGGCGCGAACGCCGCCAATACCGCTCAGCTCGCCAATCAACAGGCCCAGAACACGGCCGGCCAATTCGGAGCAGCCTCGGCCAACCAAGCGGCGCTGGCCAATGCCGCCGCCCTGCAACAGAACAACCAGCAGAACGCCGCAGCGGTCAACGCCGCGCGCCAGTTCGGCGCAAGCTCTGCCAACACCGCAACCCTATCCAACCAGCAGGCGGCGAACCAGGCCAACCAGTTCGGGGCCAACGCCGCGAACACCGCAGGACTGGCCAACGCCCAGAACATCCAGCAAGCCAACCTGACCAACGCCGCGGCCCTGAACCAGGCGCGCCAATTCGGAGCCGGAGCGGCCAATCAGGCGGGGATTGTCAACGCCGGCAACATCCAGCAGACGAACCTCGCCAACGCTTCCAACGTCAATCAGGCGAGCCAGTTCGGCGCGAACGCGGCTAACACCGCCGCGCTCTCCAACGCCCAGAACCTGCAACAGTCGCTGCTGTCCAATCAGCAGGCCCAGAACACGGCGAACCAGTTCGGCGCGTCGGCGGCCAATCAGGCGAACCTCTTCAACGCCGGCAACCTCCAGCAGTCCCTGCTGTCGAACCAAGCGGCCAACAACACCGCCGCCCAGTTTGGGGCCAACGCGGCGAACACCAACTCGCTGGCCAATGCGGCGAACGTCCAGCAGGTCAACCTGGCCAATTCGAACGCCGCCAATCAGGCGTCTCAATTCGGGGCCAATGCCGCCAATCAGGTCAGCCAGTACAACGCCGGGAACACCCAGCAGGCCCTGCTCGCCAATCAGGCGGCGCAGAACCAGGCGCGGCAATTCACGGCCGGCAATCAGCAGCAGACCAACCTGTTCAACGCCGGGAATGCTCAACAAGCGGGCCTCGCCAATCAGGCCGCGGGCAACGCAGCCTCGGAGTTCGGCGCGAACGCAGCCAACTCGGCGAACCTCTTCAACGCCACGTCGGCCAACAATGCCGCCCAGGCGAACGCGGGCGCGCTCAACACGGCGGGCCAGTTCGGCGCGGGAGCCGCCAACCAAGCCGCGCTCACCAATGCCGGGGCGATCAACAACCAGACGGCGCTCAACCAGTCGGCGGCGAACACGGCCAACCAGTACAACGCCTCGAATGCCCAGCAGGCGAACCTGTTCAACGCCCAGGCGGGGAACGAGGCGGGTCAATTCAACGCCCAGGCCCAGAACGCCGCCAGCCAGCAGAACGTCCAGAACCTGCTCCAGGCGCTCGGGCTGAACCTGAATGCCGCCTCGACCCTGGGCAACCTCGGGACGGCGCAACAGCAGAACCTGATCAACGCGGCCACGGCGCTCAACCAGTCGGGCGCCCAGCAGCAGGCGACGCAGCAGGCGGCGGACTCGGCGGCTTACGGCCAGTACCAGAACCAACAGCAATGGCCGCTGATGCTGCAACAGCTCGTCAATCAGAGCCTCGGGCTGGTGGGCAATCCGGTGCTCACCAACTCGCAATCGAGCGGGACGGGCTCCGGCCAAAGCTTCGGCTTCAACCTGCTGCCTCCTAAGTAAGGCTTGACCAGCATGGCGAACCCTTTCAGCAGCCTAGTTCCGCCGCAGATGCCGATGCCGCAGCAACCAGCGCCTGCGGCTCCATCGAGCGGGGAGGGCAACTTCTTCTCGAACCTCTTGGCGTTGCCGGGGGCCGCGCTTAGTGGAGCGGTTGCCGAGTGGAAGTACCTGCCGCAACGCCTCCAGGCGGAACTGCAAGCCAAGCTGGCGGAGCAGCACCACGCCGAAGCGGTCATGGAGGCGATCAACTCCATTCAGGACCCAGAGGAGCGCAAGATTGCGCTGCTCAACCCGGCTGAATGGGCGAAGTCAAACGCCACCAATCTCGAAGCCGCGACCATCCCCCAAGGGGACATGCGTGCGTATCGAGGCGGCTCGCAGAACGCTGCCCACGGCGGCTATGACGTTACCGCCCCGCGCTTCGGCCTATCGGACGGCACCCCGTACACCCAGACGCCGACCGGCATCAATGTCACGGGGCAGCGTCTCCCCGGTACGATCTCGAACAGTGACGGCGGACTGATCGACAACCACCTTGGTCCGGTGGGGACTGTCAGCAAGTCCGTCATTGATCCTCAGACTGGCGACGTTTCCGAGTTCACGCCGACGATCAACTTTCGGCCGCCTCAGATGCCGCAACTTGGCCAGACAGCGCCGCCTGCTGGCCCCATGGGCGCATCCGCCAGCCCCGCGCCGGCCTTTGCGCCTCCCCCGCCCCCGATCCCCCAGGCGGCGGCTGGTGGGCAAAACAATCCGCCAGCGCCTCCCGCGCCTCCTGGGCTGGATGAGGTTATCCGCACGGTCTGGGCGGAAGGCGATCCTAACCCCGCCGGCTGGCAGGCTGTGGCTGGTGTTATCGCCAACCGAGCTCGCCAAAGCGGTCGCGGACTCTCGGACGTTGTTGCCCAGCGACACCAGTTCGAGGGCTACGGGAACCGCCGCTACCAGAGCCTGCAACCGGGATCGCCCCAATATCAAGCCGTGGCCGCAGCAATTGCTCCGGTGCTCTCTGGGCAGACCGATCCGACCAACGGCGCTGACAGCTTCTACAGCCCAGGTCTGCAAGCGAAACTCGGTCGTTCCGCCCCGTCCTGGGATGATGGGACCGGGCAGATGATCGGAAGCCAGCGGTTCTTTCAAGGGAAGTACGGTGGCGCACGGGCTATGGGCAACCGCGTGCCCATGCCGCAAGTCGGCGGGGGGCAAGCGCCAGGGCCGATGGCGGGGAGCCAATTCACCCCAGGCGGCGGTGTTGGTGCTGGCGTCCAGATTCAGGGCGGGACACCTCCAGCCAGTTCGGATGCAATCGGATCAATGACGACTGCCCCCGATGGGTCTGTCCACATCCAGGGTGGAGTTCACCAGCTTACCCACGGCACGAACCCCGACGACGCTCCCCTGAAGGACAACACCATCGATTACGTGGCCCAGCAGTACATGCTGACGGGCCAGCTTCCGGCGATGGGGATGGGGCGTGCAGCGGCGGCCAACCGCGATCGCATCCTGAACCGTGCCGCCGAAATCGAACAAGAGACCGGCGCGACCGGGGCCGACGCGGTTGAGCGCCACATGACCGTTCGCACGGCCACGGCGGCCCTGACGACAGTGTCCCGTCAGCGCGCCGTTATCGGCCCAGCCGAGCACACCGCCAACCTGAACGCCGATCAGGTGCTTGCGCTTGCCCCGACCGGCGGAGGCCCTTCGGGCGCGCCGATCCTCAATCGCTGGATTCAGGCCGGGCGACAGTCGGTGCTCGGCGACCCGGATGTCAGCAGGTTCAATCTCGCCGTTGGCACGCTGGCGGATGAGTACGCCAAGGTGGTCAGCGGAGGAACCGGCGCGCAGGCCGCCACGGACTCGGCACGAGCGGAGGCCTACCGCCGCATCAACGGGGCGATGAACCTCCAGCAACTCCGGGGGGTCGTCGCCCAGATGCGGGTTGAGATGCAGAACCGCATGAGCTCGCTCGCCGATGAGGAGCAGCGCCAGCGCGCCGTCATCCACGGTGGCGGGCGCGCTTCGCCGCCAGACGCTAGCGCGGGAAGCGCAGGAACTGCACCGGCCAACGCCGTGCCTCCGCCTGCCCAGCGCCGGGTCGGCCAGACCTACCAGACGCCCAGCGGCCCGCACGTCTGGACGGGCGCCGGTTGGCAGGCGCCCTGATGCCCGGCCGCATCCTCACTGACGCCGAAGTCGGCCTAGCCCCCGGCGGGCGAGTGCTCACTGACGCTGACGTGGGACTCGCCCCCCCACAAGCGCCGGTCGGTCAGGTCGCCAGCGGCCAGGGCGCTGGGGCCGGCGTTCAACTCCGCACGCCCGTTACTGCTCAAGGCGTGACTGGGCAGGCGGGCCGCGGTGCGGTTGAAGGCGCGGTCGGGATCGGCAACCAACTGATCAATGCGGCCAGCAACTCGCCCATGGGGCCGCTCGCGTCCGCCTCGGCCACGACGGACAATATCGCTGGCCTGCTGCAAGGGGCGTTCGGGCCGTCCAACCAGCCTCCTGCGCCGATAACCAACCCCGCCATGGTAAACGGCCCTCAGCCGGTTACGCCCCCCAAGCCGGTGGGTGACTGGCTTGACCAGCAGCCGCAGAACGCCGCCGAATGGTTCGGGCGGGCTGTCGGCAACTTCCTGCCGGCCGCAGCCATCCCCGAGTCTGAGGCGGGCCTCATCCCGGGCATGATCAACAGGGCCAAGAACGTCCTCCTGCCCGCGGCTGGCTCCGTCGCCGGTCGGGCTGCAGTGCGCGCCGTTGGTGGCAACCAGGAAGCCCAGGACATCGGGGCCGGGTTCGGGTCCGTCATCGGTGGCGTTGGCTCGCAAGTCAGTCTTCGCCCGGGCGCTCCCAGGCCGCCTATTCCTCAGGTCGGGGATGCCCCCGAGAGCGTGGCTCGGCGCGCGGCGCAGTACGTGTCCTCCCGCGCCCAGGCCCCTAATCCGACGATGGAGGAAGCCGCGGCGGCCGGGAAGCCGGTCACGCTCGCGCAGCGCATGGGATCGGCCGGACAACGAGCTCTGGAGGCTACCGGCAAGCGCCCCGGAGCCACGGGCGACGCGCTGCAAACCTACGCCTACGATCCGGCGGAGGGGGTCCTGCCGACCCAGCCGGCGCGCCTGCAAGCGGACTTCCAGCAGGCTACTGGCATCTCACCAGAAGCTGCGAATGGCGACATGCAAGCCTATGTGGCCGCGGGCCGGCAAAGAGCCTCGCCGCTCTACGACCGCGCCTATGCACAAACGCCCGCGGTCACGCCCCAACTCGACGCCCTCATGCGTCGCCCTTCGATGCGCGATGCGCTCGGGCGGGCGGTGAGCATCGCAGCCGAAGAGGGGCGCGATCCGAACGACCTCGGGTTTCGGTCCACAGCCTCAAATGGCGGCTACCTTGTCGAGGTGCAGGCCCCGAGCGTTCAAACGCTGGACTACGTCAAGAGGGGCCTCGATGACGTGCTTAACACTTACCGTGACAGCACGACCGGCCGCCTGAATCTGGACGAGCGCGGGCTGGCGATCCAGGCGACCCGCAATGCGTTCATGCGGATCGTGAAGGACCCAAATACCGTCGCAGGCCGAGCCTACGGCGCAGCCCTGGCGGAATCGGGCGACTACCTGAGCGCCATGGATGCGTTCCGGAAGGCCAAGAATCTGGTCTTCAATCCGAACGTGTCGGCCGACGTGATCCGCTCGACCGTGGGCCGGATGACACCGGCCGAGCTCGGGGCGTTCCGCGGCGGCGTCGCCAATGAGATCTACAATCGAGCTCAGAACCTCAAACTGAAGCCCGAAACGTTCAGCACGCCGAACTTCCAAGCGAAGCTCTCGGCTGTGGTGGGTCCTGAAGCCGCTCAGAGGCTCATCCAGGCCGCCCGGCAGGAAGGGGCTATCGGTGGCTCGCTTCGCCGTATGGCGCCCTCCAACGGCTCTCCCACGGCTCCGCTGAGCGCGGAGATGGCGGCACAGGATGGGATGAGCCCCAACCTGCAACGTGCGGCGGAGTTCGTGAGCGCCCCCAAGAAGAGCATGGCGCAAGCTGTGGTCCGTGGTCTTCAGGGTGCGGCCGACCATTTCACCGGCATGACGCCTGAGGTGCGGGACGCGGCAGGGCGGCTGTTGATGAGCCGGGACATCACGCCCGAGCAGATCGCCGCCTATCAGCGACAGCTCAGGGCTTCGAAGGTTCCGCGGCTGACGATGAACTTGCCGCAGATACCGCAGTATCAGCCGGGTGGTGGGCGGCCCTGACGGCAAAGCCCAGCGCGGCAATTACGGCCAGCACGAAGAGCCAACCCGGAGCCAGGCGGAACGGCAACCCCTCGGTGGGCTCTCGAACCACCTCAAATTCGGCGTCGATGATCTCGCGCTCATCCATCGCCCACCCCTACCACACTCCGACGCCTCTAGCGACATGGAGACGCCATGACCATTGACTGGGCAGCAGTGATGGCTGTGCTCGCTCTTTTGGGTGCAGCCGCATCTTATGGCGTGCTGCGCCAGCGGGTGAGCGAGCTGAGGGAGCGGGCCGACAAGCAGGAAAACAACGCGGCCGACCGGCTGAAAGAACAGGCTTCCCAGTTCGAGCGGGTGTGGAAAGCCCTTGAGGGGCTGAACCACACCAACCAGGCCGTGACGGCGTTGCAGGGGAGCATCGAGACGCTGACCGCGCAGATGAACGCCGGCCATACGCTCATGCTCTCCAAGCTGGATGCGTCGGACAAGCTCACCGCGGCGAAGCTGGACACGCTGGCGACCTCGATGGGCAAAGCGGTGAAGGGGTAAGCGAGAGATGTGGCGCTATCAGCAGTCGACCGGCGATCTCTACCATCTCGGGTCCTACGAGGGGAAAGGCTACTCGGGTCATGGGGAGGGAGTGAACAACCACGCCCTCGAAGCTGACCAGGGTATTGGTCCGATCCCGTGCGGGATGTGGCGGATTGGGCATTCACGCACCAGCCACAACACCGGGCCAATAACCATGGACCTAACACCGGTTGGTCACGACGCCAATGGCCGGTCCTTGTTCAGAATCCACGGCGATAATTCAGCAATGAACGAGACAGCCAGTCGGGGTTGTATTATACTAGGGCGGTCGATTAGGCAAGTGATTGCGATGAGCAACGACCACGACTTGCAGGTCTACCCATGAAGCCCGCGACGAATATTCTACATGGCCAGCCGGTCAGAGACCATGTCGAAGAGACCGCCTTCAAGGTGAAGGTGCTCAAGGCTGTGAGTGAAGCCTGGGAGACCGGAGCCATGCTGATCGTGGACGTAGGCAAGCGGGACGTTCACCCGGCCGAGACTGAAACCCGCTGAAAGGAACCAAACCATGGACGACACCAAGAACCCGCTGGCCTCCCTCGGCGTCTGGGGCGCTGTGTTTGCGATTGCGCTGCAACTTGCTCCGGTCCTCGGCAAGCAGTTGTTCAACCTGGAACCCACGGACAGCACGGCCGTCCTGGACCAGATCGGAACCGTGATCGCAGGCGTTGTGGCGCTGTATGGGCGGCTGAAGGCTACTCACGTGCTGAAGTTCTGATGACCGCCTGGCTGATCGTCGGCGCTGTCGTCCTGGCGGCCGGCTTCATCGCCTGGATCGTATTTCGCGCTGAATCCACCGGAGCCGACCTCCAAGCCGCCAAAACCACGGAGACCGTCAATGCAGACGTTGCGAAGGCCATTGCTGCTGGGCGTGCTAGCTCTGCTGAGCCTGACAGCCAGTTGCGAGCACCTGACTCCGACTCCCGTGACTAGCGCCTGCACAGCGTTCCCGAGGATTTCGTTCGACCGGCTGAACGATACGCTCGATACGATCCGGCAGGTGAAGGCTTACGACGCCGGCCGAGATGCAATCTGCGGGAAGGGCAAATGAGCGAGGAACTCGTTCGGCGCGTTCTGGCGGAAATGCCTCCCGAACCGGCGAGCCCGGCTTGCGATGGCTGCGGCCGTCCGCTTGGAGATTTCAGCGCCTTCGTAACCTATTCGGCGTTCGGTCGCGTCCTCAAGCAACACCTCTGCGAAGAGTGCATCGCCGCCGATCCCCCCGCAGATCGTGCCTGCCTTCCATGACCCTCAGCTTCTTCGGAACGGTGAAGCTGATATTCGGGCTTATCGTGCTTGTGGTGCTGGTAGCGGTTTCGCGTGATCCGCTAGATTGTATCTAGGGCTGGAGGTCGGGCGCTACTCCGACTTTGAGCCCTTGGACCGCGAGGCGGATGGTCAGGCTCAAGGCTTCCGCGACGCCCGCGTGTCCAGCTTTCCACGCCGCTCCAGCCTCCTCATCATATCCCAAACCCCAGGAAACTCATAGCGTCTTCAGGCGGAATAGCGTATAGGTGAGGGTAGCTGGAGCGGCGTGGATGGACACGCATTGATGTGGAAGTCGGACGGGCTGCTCCGTGCCGA